TAGTTACTGGGGTTCGCTATTGGAAAAGAAACATTCAAAAAATGTTCGGTATTATAAACCATACCGGAAGGAGGTAAATTAATGGATGTTCATAATGTAGAAATTGTCAAAGCGGAGTACGGAGAGAAGCTATTACTTGACGGCAAAGAAATTAAGGGAGTAAAAGATTTTTCACTCTCTCGTAATTCTAATTTTTACGCTACTCTTAAGCTGGAATTATATGTTGGCGACGTTAAAGCTGCTAATTTTGACCGTAACGCAGATTCGGGTGTCCTTAGTGGAAGCATAGAATTTAAACCATTAGAGGTTCCATTATCTGATGAGGATATTGCTCAAGATATTCAAACATCGCTTGAGCGCGGTTGCAAAAATGCGGTGTCGATGTAATGTCTAAGAAAATTTCCTTCGGTTTATCAGTCTCCGAGGTTGATAATGCCGTCAAAGAACTACGTCAGTATAAATCTGAAATTACATATAAATGCCAGAGATTTGCCGAAAGGTTAGCTGAGGAAGGTGTCTACATTGCCCGCGTTAAAATCGCTGAATATAATGCAATTTATACCTCTGAATTATTGGACAGTATTAATCATGAGTACGGCGGGTCCATTCAGGATGGCAGCAAGTGGATTATTTATACTGGATGCGAGTATGCTCCGTTTATCGAGTTTGGTACAGGGATTGTTGGTAGCCAAAATCCTCACCCTGACACTTCCATTGCTAATTGGAAATATGACATTAATGAGCATGGAGAAGCCGGATGGTTCTACTTCAATGAGCGCGACGGTAAATGGCATTGGACAAAAGGTATGCAGTCGCGACCATTTATGTTTGAAACCGGACAGGAATTGCGGAAAATCATCGTAAAGATTGCCAGGGAGGTGTTCGGAAATGATTGATAAGTCGAATTTTATATTTACTCAGGTTAAAAACTCCCTTGGTACCAGCGTTAAAGATGCATCTCAAACCTTTCAAGATACGCCCTCTCAGCTTCCGGCAATATTCATGAACACGATAGGAAATGATCAGGCATCCGACGATTTTGAAAATAATGAGAATGCTGTCAATAACACAATAGAATTCACTGCTTATGCAGTCGGCACTAGTAAACTTACAACTTGCAAAAATATTTTATCTAAAGTAGATACCACAATGAGAAAATTCGGATACCGCAGAATATACGGTCCGAGACAAATCACCAATATATCCGATACAACGATTTGCAGAATGGTTTCAAGGTACAATCGTATTATCGGATCCGACGATATTTTAAAATAGAATTAAAAACCAACTTATTCAATGCGTGGGAAGTATCTCATGCATTTTTATTGACTATCAACCACGGTATGAGAATTTCTCATGCCTATTTTTTACACTTTGAAAGGAGCGAATACATATGGCATTTTCGAGTTTTAATGCTAAGCTAATGTATAATTCATCCACGGATGGTACGCCGACTTGGGCACAGGTTTGCCCGATTAAAAACATTCCACAGATAGGAGGTCCTCCTGAGCAGCTAGAGACAACCACGTGCGACGATTCGGCACAGACATTTATTGATGGTATTCAGGCACAGGAAACCATGACGATCACGATTAACGCAGACAAAACAATGAGGGCAACATTAAAGACCTTAAAGAACACCGAGAAAGAATATTCTTTCTGGCTTGGTAATGACGGGCTCGGCAGCGAAGGGAAATTCACAGGCAAGGCAAAACTTAGCTATTACATCAACGAAGCAGGAGTTAATGCCCCCGTTGAAATGACCATCACTCTTACTCCTACTACGCCATTTGAGGAAGAGGACGAATAAATCTTAGATGCAGTGTTGGCAAGGGCAGATTTTTTCTGCCCTTTATTTTTATGAAATTTTATGGAGGTAAGTTATGAGTACTGTAAAAATAAATAATAAAACTTATGAAGTTCCAGAACTTAATTATACGCATTCAAAAAAGCTTGGTGAATATGGCGTTCCTTTAAGGCGCATGATTGATCCTGACCTAATATTTACTATTGTTAGCGCATTTATCGCAATTGTAGTTGATTGTGATATTGATACCGCTGATCACCTAGCAGAACAACACATTCTTGGCGGTGGGAAAATTGAAGATATTTATGGCGCATACACAAATGCGATGCGTGAAAGCCGTTTTTTCAAGAAGCTCCTGGGGATTCAGGAGCAGAAAATGGAGAAAGAAAAGGAAATCAAGACCGAGAAATAAACCGAATAGAAGTTAACTCCTTCACAGAAGCAATAGATAAGGTATGGCTCCCTGCAGCTATACGATACGGAATACCGTTTGAAACCTTCTGGAAGCTCAATCCTAAATACATGGAAATGTATCAGGAAGATTATAACCGCAAAAATAAAGATAAATTTGAAACAATTAATTATTCCGGATGGATATATGGATGGTATATGATTCCGGCTATACAAAAAGTATTTTTCGGTAAAAAAGCTCAATATCCTAAAAAGCCTTTTTCGGCAAAGGAAGAAATTACCGATGATGATACAGGCGAAGAAATTGACGTATATGAAAAGTTCAGACGCAGTATACGCGCAATGAACGAAAAAAATAAAGGATAAATAATTAACATTCCCTCAATATGGGAACAACCGCTAGGCACTCTTTTTCAGGGTGCCTATTTTTTTAATTGTTTCTACCTTGAAAGGTAGGTGTAACATATGGCAAATGAGATTGATCGCCTAGAAATTCAGGTTGAAACGCAGGCTCAAAAAGCCAATTCCGAATTAGACAAATTAATAAACAGATTAGAAAGGGTTTCGACTTCTCTTTCCGGAATTAATTCATCCGGATTAAAAGGCTTAGCAAATGGCATAGAAAGTCTTTCTGCTTCCATGCAGAAAATGAACGAAGTAAAAACCACCGACTTTACAAGGCTTGCGAAGAATATTGAAAAGCTTGGAAATATCGATCAGGCTAGTATAAACAATACTGCGTCCGCTATCCGAACCATCTCTTCTGCTTTGACAGCAAGCACTGGTCTTTCCGCCGGTGCAGTACAAATCACAGATTTAGCGAACAGTATTTCCAGATTAGGTTATAAGTCAGCATCTAATGCGATTACCAATATACCATTGATGGCTAATGCACTCAAAGGATTAATGCAAACACTGTCAACCACCCCGAATGTATCAAAGAACCTTATTGAAATGACAAATTCCCTCTCGAATTTGGCTTCACAAGGCGCTAGAGTACGTTCGGCTTCAAACGGTATCGACAAGTCATTAAAGGAATATTCCGGTGGAACTAAAGAAGCTGCAACCAGTACCAAGGCACTTACCTTTTCTCTAGCAAGCCTATATGCAAAGTTATGGTCGGTAAGACGAATTGTAAGCACGGTATTTAAGTCCGTTGAAAAATCAATGGATTACGTGGAGACAATTAACTTATTCCAGACCTCTTTCAAGAAAATCGGTGTTGATACTGCTGAAGATCTTGGAATGAAATTAGGTACAGCCGCATCGGAACAATTTGCAAAAGGATTTATTGATGAAGCGCAATCATTCAATGATAAGATTTCTAATTCTTTAAGTTTGGACCCTGACCTGATGATGAATTATCAGGCGGTGTTTGCGCAAATGACAAACTCGATGAATTTGACTTCTCAGTCCGTCATGAATATATCGGAATCCTTTACCCTGTTAGGAAATGATATTGCGTCCCTCTGGAATATCGAGACAGATAGCGCAATGAAGAAACTGCAATCCGGTTTAGCAGGGCAAATTCGTCCATTAAGAGAGTTAGGAATTGATATATCTAAAACTTCTCTTGAAATGTACGCAATGAATTACGGAATTTCGGATTCGTATGAGAAAATGTCACAAGCTGCCAAGGTTCAATTAAGATGGTTGGCTATCATGGAACAAGCAGAAGTTTCTTTTGGAGATATGGCGAAGACGATAGACGCTAATGATGAATTAGCACTTGTCGCCTAGTACGGTAACGTATTAGTGAAAATCGAGCAAAATCGGTGAAATCTAACTTGTAATATGTTTTATATGTGTATAATGTATTTGAGGTGATATGGTGAAGAAACAATACATTATATATAAATGCACATGTAAAATAAATGGTAAAATGTATATTGGAAAGACTTATAACTTCGAGAAAAGAAAACGAGAACATATTTGCGATATGGGAAACGGCCTTCCGTTTCATAAAGCATTATCAAAATATGGACTAGAAAATTTTGAATGGGAAATAATTGACCATGCGAAAACCGACGAAGAAATTAAGTCGAAAGAAGTTTATTGGATTAAAAAACTGAATACTTGCATCCATTCAAAAAAAGCTAATGGTTATAATATTACAGTTGGTGGCGAAGGCGGTGTTTCATGGAACTCCAAACCGATTGTTATGTTTGACCTTAACGGTAATTACATAGACGAATTTGTCAGTGGAACGTGCGCCGCCGTACTAATGGATATGGACAGAAAAAGTATCCAAAGAGCTGCTGATTTGAAGTTTAGTCGTTCTGGTGATTATCAATGGAGATACAAAGACGAATGGGATGGCAAGAATATAGGCAAGTATAAAAAACCGGAAGTTACTAGCAATAAGAAAGTTGTTCAACTTGACTTAGACGGTAAATATATCGCTACTTACAATTCATTAGAGGAAGCGAGTAAAATTACAGCAACAAGAAGAACAAGCATTTCTGGTTGCGTAACCGGTGCGACTAAAACTGCAAATAAATTTGTTTGGGTGTATGAAGATGAATACGACAAGAACAAGGATTATTCGTACAAAGGTTTTCAAATGGGCGAAGGAATTGTTCAGCTAACACTCGATTATGAATTTATTCAGCATTTTAATAATTGCTTATATGCTGCCGAAAGCATTGGTTTAGAAAATCCAATAAAACAATATAAAGTCATACATAAAGCCTTGACTTCTAACACACATCAATATCGTGGTTATAGATGGCTAAAGTATGAGGATTACCAAAATTACAACATGACAATACCGAGGTAAGCAATCAGATTGCGTGAGGCTGATTGCCACCGTAACGCGTAGGGAGTGAATAAATACAATCTCCCCAAGAGTGCTCGACAACCAAAAGACGTTTAATAGACGTCTTTTTTGTTTGGTTGAAAATGTACGCTGACCTTATGGGAAACCATAAGAAGTAGAGGATAAAAAGCCTTTACGATAACAATGTGAAGCTCGCCAGCTAACCAGTTAAGAATTCTACAACAGCAATGGGCGAACCTTTCTCGTTCGATTGGTAATGTATTTCTGCCCGTGGTTACTGCTGTTCTTCCTTATGTTAACGCTCTCGTTATTGCGCTGAGAAGAATGGTGGATACTTTTGCAACAGCCGTCGGTTTTGAGCTGCCCGATTACTCAGACAGCAGTATCTACACCGATATTACCGGCAACATTGACGGGGTTGGTGACAGCGCCGAAAAATCTGCCGAATCGGTTAATAAATTGAAAAAGGCAATAGCAAAATTTGATGAGTTAAACGTTCTAACACAAGGTAAAACCAAAGGCATTAATACTGATACTGGCAGCGGATACAAGGAATTAGACGATGCAATCAACAAAAAAACCACATCTTATATGCAGAAGTTTAACCAAGAACTTGCAAATATGCAGAATAAAGCCGAGGAACTTGCAAATAAAATTCAGCCCAAACTTGAAAATTTCGTTACTTGGCTAGATAAAATTGCTCCTATCCTGGAGGGTATTGGAATTGCATTTATTACTTATAAGGTTGTGACATGGTTCAACAACCTTTCAACTGCCCTGGCAGCCTTCAATCCAACAACCGGAGTTATCGCTCTAGCGGTCGGCGCAATTGCGGCTATTTATTTGGCTGTCAAAAAGTATAATAAGAAGCTAGTCGAGGAGGACTTGGCATCCCGTTTCGGAGACATTACTCTGTCCCTTGAAGAAATTGAAGAAATCGCGGAAAGACTAACGACTAATGAATATACTGCCAAGATTGATATTTACATAACGGAAAAGCAAAAGCTCTCTGAAATCGAGAGCAGTATTCAGAAAGATATCAATACTCTAAATAAGCTTAACTGGAAGATATCGATCGGACTTGGATTGACCGAGGGTGAAGCCGAGCAATATAAATCTACTATTGAAAAGTTTATATCCGATTCAGAAGCCTACATTGACCAGCAACACTATGTTGCTACTCTCGCAGTAAACGCAGTTATTCAGGATAAAGATTTTAAGGGCGAAGTACAGCTATTAGTTGATGAATATTTTAATGGTTCTAAGGGTGAAATGGCTCGTCTTGGAAAGCAATTACAATCAGCTATGATTGACGCAATGGCAAGCAAGTTTAAGGACGAAGAAAAGAATAAACTTGTTAACAGTATAATTAGTGAAATGAACGATGTTTATGACAGAATTGCCAGTGCTGAATTCAAAGCAAAGCTTCAGATGATTACCGTTGACGGAGATATAACCCCTAAAAGCTTTAAAGATCTGACAACGAAAGTTCAGGATATTATCCAAGAACGGACAAAGCAGGCGGAGGAAGCAAGCTATACCGTATTGGCATCGATCAATGCGAGATACGCGGTCGAAATGGAAAATGCAACTACCCCAGCACAAAGGGCAGAAATTCAAAGGGAATGGGACAAAACAGTTAATGGAATAACCGATGAATTATCAAAGACCAAATCTGTAGTTACATTTGAAGGAATGGAATTTGCTTACGATACCCTAAGAAATAATTATAAGGAAGGCTTCGATGGAGCAAGGGATACTCTTGGAAAGGAATTAAAAAACTGGCTGTCAAAAGATTGGTATGATCAGTACATTAATTCTCCAGCTGAAAATACGGTATCCGGAATGGTGTCCGATGTTCAGTTAATGGTAAGAGAAGCTATGTCGTATTCGGGACTAAATAAAGCTGCAAGAACTGGATTAGACCAAATACTTGATGGTCTTGAACCAACAAGAGAAGACCTCAAAAAGATTTACGATGAAGCATTGCAATCTGGTTCGCAAGTCACTGACGGTATCAATGATCAATTAACAGACGATATGACCTTGCGCGCATTATCAGATAACATGGATGGCATCTGGTTCCTTATGGGACAAAAGTTATCTACTGATCCCGTGTTCCTAAAAGCACTCAGCCAGGCGGAAGATGCAGGGAAATGGTTAAACGAAGATATAATCAGAGGTCTGAAAAGTGGTATACCTGACTTACGGCAACAAGGCAGTGATTTAATATTCAATCTTGACGAAGCCATCGAAAAGACAACGAAAGAAAAGGCAAAAGATGCGAATGGATACGCTGAAACCTATATCGGTAAATATGGCAATGCATTTGCAAAGGATAAGACAACGGAAACAGCGGTCAAAAAATGGCTTTCTGGTATCGATGATATCGTTAAGAAACATAAGCTTCCGTCCATGACACAAATGATAGAACTTAAGCTTGACTCTGCCGGATTAAAGAGCACAGGTATTGACATCATGGATTTACAATACTCAAAGCATATCAATGGTTACGCAGAAGGCGGTCATCCGAATACGGGTGAACTTTTCCTTTCCCGTGAAAACGGCATGACTGAATACGTCGGAAGAATGGGCGGTAAAACTACTGTGGCAAATAACGACGATATAAGCGCCGGCATCGAAGAAGCTTCTTATAGAGGTATGACAAGAGCATTGTTCGAAGCTGATGGTAAAGGCAATGTTAATGTTAACGTAACGCTTAAAGGCGATGCAAAGGGATTATTCGAGATTATCCAAGAGAAAGCCGAAGAATATCACGATATTACGAAAGAAAGTCCATTCCCAATATAAACCTTGCAGGGTAAATTTAGATCAGCCCTGCGAGGTTTTTTAATGCAAAATGTAAAAATTACAAATACGCAAGGAGGTTATTGCATGAGCTTTGCAGGATATTTTCTAAAATCAAACGGAAAAAAAATTCCCTTAAAATATATATCACCCAAATCGTACAAAACAATCCCGGATAGACAACAGGACTTAGACCCATACAGGGACACCGACGGGTATTTAAGACGGAAAATCCTTCCGCACAAAGTTACTACAATTGAATTTTCAACGCCTTATATGTACTTGGCTGACAAGATGGCTCTGCAGGCTTTATTGCCGTCAAGAGCAAAACTTACATTGGAATTTTGGAACGATGAAACAAACACTTATCAGACCGGAGACTTTTACATTCCCGACGTTACTTATAATGTTTACCGAGTCGAAGGAACTGATATCCTTTATATGCCGATTGCGTACCAGTTTATACAATATTAATCTGATTACATATAACCTTCTGATTGTCGAGGTGACAATATGCTAGATATAGTTGAAGAATTAAAAAATATATACAGAAATGATAGACTTCCTTTGACGGCAGGTCTTTCGAGTAAATACATAAAATTATATTTTCCTGATCTGGATATTACAATATCCAAGGATAAGTTTGACGGAGAAGCATTTGAACTTAATGAAAGTTTATGTCATGGAAATGATTTGATCTTCGGCTCATGTGAAGCGTCCCAGATAAAGATCACTATTGCGGATATTGATGTTGATTTAAGCGGTCACACCATGATTGTAACGCAGATTGTTAATGATGCCTATACGATGCCGCTTGGTACCTTTACTGTTAAATCATGCAAGCGTAAAGATGATCAGTGGTTTCGTGAAATCATCGCCTATGACGGAATGAAAAAATTAGATGTTGATGTTACCGATTGGTATAATGGATTATTTCCTACAGGGAATGAAACGTATACTTTGGCACAATTCAGAGCATTACTTTTGGCACACTTTGGCATTGAAGAAGATACCACTAATCTTCCACTTCCAAACGACAACATGATCGTTCAAAAAACCATAGAGCCTACTCAACTTTCCGGTCGAACGGTCATGGAAGCCTGCGAAGAAATTAATGGCTGCTTTGGACACATGGGACGAAACGGAAAGTTCAGACATATTGTTTTGCAGCCTGGTTATGGACTTTATCCATCCGAAACATTATATCCTTCCGAGGACTTATTCCCGATAGACGAAAACGACATGAGCTATACTCATGAGTCCATTATTGATGAGACGATTAGTAGACCAATGTATAAAGAAGTCAGATTCGAAGAATACACGGTCAAGGAAATCGACAAGCTAATTATCCGTGCCGAGGAAGATGATGTCGGTGCTATCGTCGGAGACGGTTCAAATGCATATATTATTCAAGGTAATTTCTTAGTATTTGGGAAAACAGCTGACGAATTAAAAGGTATCGCATCCAGCGCATTAGGAAACATGGCTAAACGTCCGTACAGACCGTTTAAGTCGGAGGGTATTGGTTTACCCTTTGTAGAGGTCGGTGATGCCTTAAAATTCGCTACAAGCGATCCTGTCACCGGATATGTACTGCAACGTACTCTTTCCGGCATCCAGGCATTGATCGATAAGTATACGGCACAAGGTAAAGAAGAACGCGAACAAAACTTTGGACTTAATACCGAGATCATGCAGATAAAGGGTCGGCAAACAAAGACACAAAAGGACGTTAACGGATTACGATTTGAAGTTGAAGACCTCGAATCTAGAACAAATACTAAGTTCACACAAACTGATGAAAAAATAAGCCTCGAATCACAACGGGCAATCGGCGCAGAAGGGACGCTTAGCGGACAGATCAATGTGTTAGCGGGTCAAGTAGTGCTTAAAGCGGATGCAAACGGCAATATAGCTACTGTAGAACTAGATGCAGATCCAAGCACCGGATCAGCCATAAAACTTAAAGCAGACAATATGATTTTCGAGGGACTTATTACTGCTAATGGTAACTTTAAAATCCTTATGGACGGCAGCATGGAAGCTGTTAACGGAAAGTTTACAGGCGATATAATAAGTAGTAGTATTACCGGTACGACATTTATACAGACTGGTAGTAAAGGCACAGTGCGGATTGCAGATGGCGGCATTGTTGCGGATGTTATCTTGACCGAAAGTATTGCATCGGGATTTGTGTCAAGTACCGGAGGTATGTCATGCACTAATATACAGTGCAATACAATAAATACGTATACTCCTATTCACTCTGGTAATATAGACAGTCAGAGCGTAGCCCATGCCGAAATTGCAGAAATGTGCTACTCTGCCAACGAAGCAATAACAGCGAGAAGCGCAGATTATGCAGCAAGAGCCGGGCAGCTTTCTGGCACACTGTATACTAACCAGATTTATGCATCTAATACTGGCTACGGCAACATTGACTTCCAAGGGTTCGACAATGCCGCAGGAGTAAATTGGGTGCAATCAAATTATCAACCTATAGGTACTTCCGATGTACGATTAAAATATGATATACATTCCCTCGAAGTTCTTCCCGACGAATTGTTCTACAGTCTTAAACCAAAACGCTTTAAGTATAAAACAAGTTCAGATGATAAAGTGGTTTTTGGACTAATAGCACAACAAGTAGAAAACAGCTTTTCATCATTTGGGTTTAATCCATTAGATTACAACTTGTTTGATATACGAGACGTTAAAGCATACACAGACGACGGACAATATGTAAAAGAAGATACGCACAGGCTAAATTATATGGACTTAATTCCGTGGATGATAAAGATCATACAAGGACAAAATGAAAGAATATCACTTTTGGAGGAAAAATTGTATAATTATTGAAATTATGCGCACAATATGGTATTGTTAATTTAGGAGGTGGTAATAAAATGAAGAAATTAATCGCGTTTTTATTGATTGCAACTATGTGTATGATACCAACAACAGCGTATGCGGGATGGATTATTGAAGATGGGAAAATAGTTTTGACGCCTGACAGCTACACCGAAGACGGAAAGATAAAAGTTTATAATTTGTTTGATAGAGTGGCTGGGGGACAGCCGAAACTAAGTATGGAGTTACCTAAAATTGATATATCTATTCCGGATTTAACGTTTATAGGAGCTGATGACAAGAAGGTTGAGGGCGATTTAACTTACACGAACTTAGACAAAATAGAACCAGGATTTTTCAAATTGCAATATGTATTCACTCCAAACGATGATAAATACGAAACAATTAGTGGGTTTTTAGAATATGAAGTATTTCCGGAGGATTCAGAGGAATCGAAAGGTAAAATGCCAGTGCCGGAACCAGACGTTCCAACTGTTCCTTCCTTGACAGCATCTATTGTGTCACTCGAAACCAGAACGTTCTATGATATTAATCTCAACGACAAAGTGTCCGGATGCAAATACAAATGGACAAGTAGCAATCCCGATATCGCAAAGGTAAATGTCAAAAATGGACTTGTTACCGCAGTCTCCGAAGGGACAGCAACTATCACCTGCGTAATTACCTATCCGGACGAAACAAAGCAGACGCTTATATCCGAAGTAACCGTTGGCTATGATGATAACGCTCCGGAATTAACCGATACCGTGTTGGATCTCAATCCGGGGGACGAGTACGATATCAACGTTGAAAATAAAATCGCTAAGAGCAAATACCGTTGGGCATCTTCGGATCGGTC